GAAAAAAGCTAAGACCAGTGACCCTATTGTTTAGCAAAGTCGGCATAGGATTTGAATCATCATCCCCCACACGTCGCTCAACCCAATACAAGTCATCACCGTCTCTGTCAGCCTCATTCAGTGAGCGAAACGTAAATGTGCCATTGGTTTCACGAATGATCGCGTGTGGCATTGTGTCTGGGTCCAAGGTTGTTGTAATTCCTGGAGCTACAGTTTCAACCCAACTACCAACACCTTCAGTTGCAGTGCCATTAACTTCAAACCTGACGTAATACTCATCTCCATCTAAGTTTTCTAGGTTCTGGATTTGTAGAACCATACCTTCGACACAAGAACCAGGCAGGTCTGCAACGTCCCTTACTGTTGATTTGAAAGCTTCTACGGAAACAGAGCTGAGACCACCCCTTGCTTCAATGGTAAAGTCAGCATTATCTGTCCTAGTAATATGAATTACATTACCGGTAATAGTTTGCGTAAAAGCGTTGGGTAATTCATTAGCAATACCTTCAATAACGGAAGTAATTGATACGTTACCTGTAGCAGGAGATGTATATGAATATTCAGTTCCGTCAAGGACAATCGTATATTCAGTGTCATACCCAGCAATCCGCAAAATAATAAGTGCTTCTGGGTCTCTGTCAGGACTCAAGTCTGCTAAAGCAGAAACAGTCTGACTTCGGTTTAGAACAAAATTATAATCATTTATCTGCAGCATTTCAAAGTCTGCTTCTGAGACACCGTTTACATAAGCAGTTGCTGTAGCGTCTACTGCATTAACAGTTGCTGCATCTCCTGTAAGAGCATTCCAAATTTGTAAGGTGCCGTCAGGAGCGAACTGACCAATAAACTTTTCTTGAGAATCACGGAAGATAGTAAACCATCTGCCATCAGCAGTTGCTCCAGTAAGACTAGAGACTAGCTTTAGACCTGGGCGCTTAAGCAAGCCATAGGTGGGGTCAGGTAAACAGTTGTCAGCTTGTGTAACTTGGCCAGGTAGTTTAAGAGAATCTGGTTGCTGTGAAACGCCGCCCAACAAATTTGGGATGCGTTGGGAAACGGATACAGGCATTGTTTATCGCAGAAGGGATCTATAAGGCTGATAAGAGATGTAGTTGTTGGTGCCATCGTGAAGACCAAACACGTTGGGCTTTGCTGTAGCTGTGTCGTACTCAATGCAGATAGTCCTAGTAGCTGACTCATCCTGAGCAATAAGTTGTACTTGCTCCTCTGAAGTCACCAGACGACTGGCATAAATACGTGAGGCTCTTGCTGTGATGTATTCCTTCATCGGTTGGGGGCACTCCACAAAAGGAAAGTGCCAAACCACATCCGCATAGATAGTTTCTGTGAAGGTATAGGTATGATCTTTTTTATTATAAAATTTGCTGTCTCTTTCAACGATTAGGTCACGGTCACCACCGTGCTTGTAAAAAGACAAGGTAAAGCTAATAAGATTATTAGGAACACCGATCTCCCCATTCTGTTGTCGAGGAAATGGGTATTCTAGTTCAGTGTTGAAGTTCCACCCCTCTGCTAAAACGTTGCGCGTCGTCTCTTCCAAGATGGACTGTGCGGTGAAAACTTCAGGGTTATCGGTGTCGAGATTTACGACAGCCGCACCGCCGATGCAAGAGAGCATCTGGTTTACGGCATCTAGGACGGTTGTACGTGCAGACATTTAGGTTTCATATTTGCAAAGGTTGGTCGTCTCGGTCTGGAGACTAAAAAAGGGGCCAAAAGACCCCCATAAAATCAAGTGTTGCGGAATGCACCAGCAACGGAGACGCGGACTGCGCCTGCGCCCATTGCCAAACGTCCCACGATCAGGTCGCCCTGATACATGATGGAGACATCTCCACCAGAAGTTTGCACAGAAGGACCAATTGCTTCAACGCAAGCCGCAGCGTCGCGGTGAAAAATCAATCCACAAGAATTACTGAAGTCGGTGGCATCACCGTAGTCATTCTTTTCGTTGGTAGTATCGGTATCTTCGATATCAGTACCAGTCTCTACACCATACTTTCCGAGGAAAGGAATGTTATTAGACTTTTGGATCTTGATACCGGCGATCTCATAAAGACCGTCACCAGAGTTCAGATTACCTTGGGTGTTACCAATATCGCGATTCAAGATATTAGTGTCCACGCTAGAAATTAAGCTATAATATTGCCTGGGGCTAAGTACAGCTACACGGCCATCTTTAGGGGCTGAACGTTCATCTAATACAGCCGCAGCTTCAAAGAAACCGTCAACTAAAGATTGAGCATCGTACTCGTTATCTGCACCCAATGCGACAGTAAAACCGCCTGGCTCGTCATCTACAGCAGCAGAGGCTTCAGCAGCCTGATCAAGAACGCGGAAGATGCGGCGATCATAATGTTCGGCCAAACTTTGACCAATTTGGCGAGAAATTGGACCTCTAATATCGTAATGAGCAAGAACACTATCCAATTCATAGACAAACGCTTGAGATACAAGTAGTTGGTCTACGGTGATGGTGGTTTCTGCTTGCTTAGGAGCATCGTCACTGTTACCCAGTAGAGGTGTGCCTGGCGTATGAAAACCCGCCGTCATGGCCCCGGTATGGATGAATTGGGCCTCTTTGCCGTTAGTAAGGGTACGGTTCAGAACAAGAGGCTTGGCGATAAGCGAGGTACGGAAGGATTCATACACCTCTCCAGTAAACAGTTTCAACAGCAAGGCACGCGTATCGGTGCCGCCATTTAACGAGCCTGGGCTCGTCAGATTCATGTCACTCATGATTATTTAAGAATTAAGAAATTGATATGTGCTTTGAAGATCTTCAATAAAAATAGTATTCAGTTGTCGAGTAATTACACCGAATGGGGTATCTCTTTCAAGGCCCAGATATATCGGGCTGGTTTTTTACAAGGTCCGAAGCTTCCTTAATAAGGTGAGGGGGAATCGAACCCCCCCAAACTCAGCCAGAGCACCCTTCCGTAACCGACGCCTTTTCCGAGACGTTTACATGAGATCCCCAGATCGCGCGAGTTTGTCTTGAACGTCGAGTCTGTATGCGGGATCGTCGCGGTAACGAGTATCAGATATAGCCCGAGCCAATTCGGCTTGACTACGGAATCCGGGTTCAGGACGCGGAGCCCTTACACCAGATACCTGCTTACCCTCGTAACCATTGGACTCGACGTATTTCGATCTAAGTCCCTGTACTGCCCAATATATGGCGTCAGGGTTCCCACTGGAAACCACAGCGTCATAAGCCGCAATCTCATCAGGAGCTAAGGCCTCACTGGCCCAGCTGACCATTGTTTCGTATTGGTCATTGCCGCCAACAGAGCCCATGATGCGGTCCACATCCTCTTGAGGAATGGCACCTGCAGGTTGCTCTGGTTTTGAGCTGTTGACATATTCAACCCAGTTTTGGATCAGATCTTTGCTATCCAGTTGGGAGAGCTTTTCAAGGGTTTCTTGAGATAGCTCACCACCTTCCTCATACTCCTTAGAAGCGGCCTCAAGCGTCTGATAGGTCTCTGTAGGTTCCTCGTCTGTTTCGGTCTCTTCAGAGGCTTCCTCCTGCTGCTCTTCTGCAACTGGTGTCTCCTCTGAGTTTTCGGTGCGATCCCCAAGCTTTTTCTGAAGTTCCAAGTAAGCCTTTTCAAGCTCCTCAGCAGATTTGTATTTACCGGCATAGTTAGTCTCTGTATCAAGAGCCTTTTGATCTGAGTCAAACTTTTCTTGAGCAGCTGCCTCCTGTTTGGCAATTACTTCTTCGCCAATTTGCAACGATCGCTTTTCAGCTTCTACACGTGCTGATTCAGCGGTTTCGTCTTGGGGATTAAATGTTGTAATGGACATTAGTGAACAGTGATTTTGATATTAGAAAGATTGGTAGCACTAACCCGGTTAGTCGATCCGCCCACACGGGAAGCCGCGATAGATGGTCGAATCTTTTGCTTGGGTGCGTATTTACTTGTCGGCTTAGATTTCGCCTTCGGGGAGGGCTTCTTCGGCGGGGTTGGTTTCTTCAGTTCTTCCATTCATTTGCTCCATAAGTGCGGGGTTTTTATCTGGGTCAGCCAGGGGTGACTTAGCGAGTTGGCCTGCTTGTTGCAGAAGTGCCTGTTGCTGAGCTTCCTGCTGTGCTTGCTGTTGCTCCTGCTGTTTCTGCTCAGGAGTCTTCACAAGACCCAAGTAATCAATTCCTGCTGATGCCGCGAGGCGTTTAATCGCTTCATCAGGGTTTAAGTTTGCAAGCATTGCATCAGGCCCAAGGGTCTGTGACAGAGTTTGCATAAACATCATCAACGCTTCACGATCTTGGCCGCGACCTACGCCTTCAAGACCAGCAACAACTGTCGGGAAGACAGCAGGTTTGCCATTGATCTTTGGAAGCTGTGGCAGCATCCGTTGACGTTGAAGCATTAGCAGCTTTCTATTAATAAAAGGTTCGAGCAGTTCTGTAGTAAGAGAGGCGTAGATTCCTCCCAACATCTCATCCAAAGCCTGTTGGGTAAATCTTATTTCTTCGGCAGTTGTGCGCTCAGAATCTCTAGGCGTAAATACAAGGAAAGCTTCACTTAGACGTTGGGTCAAAGTTTGAACCATGTCATAAGCTGTTTTAAAATCTCCTTGCTTACCAACACTTACAACACCAATATCATCAGGTCGGCCTTGGATAATAGCTCCATTGCCAGCTTGCGCTAATTGATTAGGTTTAGTGGTAGCACTAGGTGATACTGTAAATACTACTTTTGCGCTTGCTGCTGCACCTTCAACTAAGCTTTGCATAAGAGCATCTAAGCTCTGAAGATCAGCACGATATTCAGAAATTCTACTGCGACCGTAGTCTTCTCCATCGACAACATTGAACCTCAGGCTAAGCCAAGGGTTTGCTGTCTTAGGTGCTGATGACTGAGAGCCTTCAAGGATCTGGCCATCAACTTCTTGATACCATTTCCATTGACCGTCTATAAGTTTGACACAGGTATAGACAGCAACTTCATTGCTACTGGGATCAATCTTTAGATCAGTAGGGATACCACCACCAGGCTCACCAACATGGTTTGCAGGCTGTATTCCGTTGCTCTTAGGTTGATAATCGGGCATTGTGTCGGCATCGACGGCCTCCACAGTGATGATCTTGGTAACTTGGCCATCGCCATCCCTACGGATTACAAAGCGATCCAGAGGGTAAAGCTTCAGGCCTTTCTTACCCATAAAGACTAAGACGTTGCCAGAAACAACTAGGTGCTTCATAGCTTGGTGTAGTAAAACACGATCAGCCTTTTCAGCTACATCTTGCATCACAACACGTTCCATCTTTGACAAGACAAGATCAATTTCTGACCTAGCTTGTGCATCAATATTAGGGTCTTGTGCTAATGCCCCATCAGCAATTTGTAATTTAAAAAATTTTGCATTGACAGGGAACAGACTCAACATTAAACGCGAAGCCATAACGTTGACGCCTTTTGCTCCGACTGATTGCCAAGGTGTATGTAATTTGTTCCCACCTGAGTGGCCGCTAGGCGGCATCAGATACGGGACACTTAACTTGGCACATTCTCTTGCGTCGTCCAGGAATTGAGTCCTGTTAGCTGACAGCCGGGCGTATTCAGCTGCTACTGTTTTTTCCATTGATTAATATTTTTTGATTTGGGCAATATTGAGGCCGTTACCAGAACCAGATGATGCAGATTCCCCAATGCCTAGATTTTTAATACCAAGAGCATTCAGGGGGTTAGTCAACTGCTTAGTTCCAAGACGTGCTTTTTTCTTGGACTTTTTCATTTGTTTATTTTTTTGCACAGTGCCCGTGTTAACTGCTTCCATTGAGCGTCCACGGTTACGAGCTTTTTCTGCAGCAAGTTTTGCAGCTGCTTCTGCCTCTTGTTGAGCTTTAAGTTGAGCAGCTAGTTGTGCCTCTTGTGCTTTACGCTGCGCAGCCATCTGTTCTGCTTGTTTAGCAGCAGCAGCAGAAGCATCCGCCTGTTGTTGCTGATAACGTCTGTCAGCATCTGCTTTAGAAATACGGAATTGCTCAGCTTGCCTAGCAGCCGCTGCATCAGCATCTGCACGTTGTTGAGCTAATTGTCTTTTGTATCTTTGTTCTTGCTCACGTTGAGCCTTTTCTTGGCGTTCACGCTCTCTTCTGCGTTCTTTTTTAGAATCGCCACCACCGCCACCACCACACATAATCTTGCTCCTTAAGTTTTGTCGAGTTTTACTTTTAAAAGCCGAACAACAGAGAGTTGACCAGCTTTATATGCCAGCTCTCTGGGATCTGTTAGATAGTCAGGATAGACATCAGGAAACAGTGCATCCAGTTCAGCAACAACGCCCTGAAGGGTCCCCGATGAAAGGGACGCCAGGCCGAAATCTTCGGTGATAATCATTACTTTGGTTTTGATTCAGCAAAAAGACACTTATCAGAATCACAGGCTGCAGGACCTTGACCATCTCCAAGCTGGGAACCATAAGCTTCCATAGCAAGAGAAAAGTCACTGGTAATACGGCGAGACACTACTTCAGATTGCATCTCATCAAACTGTGATTTTGTAATAGGTTCAAACGGCAGACGTGGGAAAGTTTCGTTTGCATCAAAACGAGCCAACAATGCTGCAGAGATATATCCACTGTCTTTGACAATAGATTCGTGAATCAATTTAGACAGGGACTCAATCTCATTCTCACGAAACTCCAGCGTTGCTGAAGTGTTATGAGTGGTGTAATAAGTTTGAACTTGCATATAAAATTTGTATTGAGCTTCAACACTAAAAGCATTGATGTCAATAGAGTCACACCCAGACATATTCGCCCAGGATGTTTCGGTAGGGATTTCAACTAACCATTCAGTACATCTGGGATCGCGAGGATCCTCTAGCAATGCACCGGTTTCGTCTCGATCAGATTGGGAAGGAATAATCTTGTAGCCATAAGCTTCACAAGCCAAGGCAACAGGATCATTCTTTGCAAATGTAATACGGCGAATAAACCGGGCAGCTTTGGGGGGATGCCAACCGGGA